TTGGACAGTTACCGTTCTCAACGACACCGATTTCGCAATCCGCTCTGCCTTTGAGCGTTGGATGAATACAATTAACAGAGTATCTGACAATACTGGACTGGTAAATCCAGCAGACTATCAAGCAGATGCTTATGTTTATCAGTTAGATCGTGATGGTTCTGTTCTCAGATCTTATCGTTTCTATGATGTATTCCCAACTCAGGTAGCTCCTATTGAACTCTCCTATGATGCTCAAGGCATTCAAGAGTTCACTGTTGAACTTCAAGTTCAGTGGTGGGAAGCTTCTAAGGGCGATGGTGAAAATGCTGGTGGTGAAGACATCAACTAAATAGAAGAAGGAAAAGACTCAGTTTAACTTATTATGGCCAAACTTTTTGGTTTTTCTATTGACAGTAATCAGAATAAGTCACCTTCAGTTATCTCCCCCGTTCCTGAAACTAATCAGGACGGGGTTGATAATTATATCAGCAGTGGTTTTTATGGTCAATATGTTGATATTGAAGGGGTATTCAGAACAGAGCATGATTTAATAAAAAGATATAGAGAAATGGCACTTCATCCTGAAGCGGATGGTGCCATAGAAGATGTTGTCAACGAGGCAATCGTTAGTGACTTATATGATTCTCCTGTGGAAATAGAACTTTCTAATTTGGAAGTTAGTGAATCGTTAAAGAAAAAAATAAGATCAGAATTCAAATATCTCAAAGAAATTTTAGATTTTGATAGAAAGTCACATGAAATTTTCCGTAACTGGTATGTTGATGGAAGACTTTACTATCTTAAAGTAATTGATTTAAAAGCACCACAAGAGGGTATCAAAGAGCTTAGATACATTGATCCTCTCAAGATGAAATATATTCGTCAAGAGAAAAAGAATCAAAATGGAAAATTTGATAACGGTGCTGTAAGAGTTAATAAATCAGAAGATTTACAAAAAGGTATAGAGTTTGAGGAGTATTTTCAATATACCCCATCTCCTAGTGCGTCTCATGGAATTTCTGTGATGAGTCGTGGAAATGCTAAGTCAATTAAGATTGCTAAAGACGCTGTAACGTATTGTACTTCTGGTTTAGTAGATAGAAATAAAAATACTGTGCTTTCATATTTACATAAATCAATCAAAGCACTCAATCAACTTAGAATGATTGAGGATTCTCTGGTTATCTACAGATTATCTAGAGCACCAGAACGTCGTATTTTCTACATCGATGTTGGTAATCTTCCAAAAGTAAAAGCAGAACAATACCTCAAAGAGGTTATGTCTCGCTACAGAAATAAACTTGCTTATAACGCTCAAACTGGTGAAGTTCGTGATGATCGTAAGTTTATGTCTATGATGGAAGACTTTTGGTTACCGCGTAGAGAAGGTGGTCGTGGAACTGAGATCACCACCCTGCCTGGCGGTCAGAATCTGGGAGAACTCTCTGATATTGAATATTTCCAGAAGAAACTGTACAGAGCACTTGGTGTTCCCGAATCTAGAATTGCCGCTGATGGTGGTTTCAATCTTGGTCGTTCTTCTGAGATTCTGAGAGATGAACTTAAGTTTGCTAAGTTCGTTGGTCGTCTGAGAAAGCGTTTCGCCAACATGTTTAACGATATGTTGAAGACTCAACTGATCCTCAAAAACATTATTACTCCCGAAGATTGGGAAATTATGAGAGATCATATTCAATATGATTTCTTGTATGATAATCAGTTTGCTGAACTCAAAGAGAAAGAACTTACTGAAGGTAGACTTGCACTTCTTGCTCAAGTAGAACCCTTCATTGGTAAGTATTATTCCACTGAGTATGTAAGAAAGAGAATTCTTCGTCAAACTGATCAAGAAATCATTGAGATTGACGAGCAGATTGAAGATGAAATTCAAAAAGGAATCATCCCAGATCCATCTACAATTGACCCAGTGACTGGTCAACCATTACCACAAGCGGGTGAAGGTGCAGGTATGGAAGGTATGGGTGAAGATCCTATGGCAATGGGAGAAGTTCCTATGGAACCAGATCTTGAGGCACAGGCAGCAGAAGTTGATGCTCAATATCAAAAGGATACCAAGAAGGCTGAATTATAAATAGATTATATTAACTTTATTGATAAATCATGGAAGATATTGTCGATTTGATCGCCACAGACTCTTCGGCGTCTGATGTTAGCGACAAACTGAAAGAAATTCTGTATGCAAAAGCGGCAGAACGTATTGATATTGCTAGACCACATGTTGCTAATGCAATGTTTGGTCAAGAGTTTGAATATCCCACTGAGGATGAAACTGAGAGTGAAGCAACAGATGAACCTGCTGAGGAAAAACCTTCTGCAGAACTTGAGACTGAAACAGAAACTGATACAGAAGAGGAATCAGAGTAATGGCACTTGCATCAGCGTCAGTAAATACATCCGCTTATACATTAATTGGTAATAACGTAACGACAATTACCTTTCAATGTCAAAGTAATAATCCTATTGTTATTAACTTCACCGCAGCAAATTCTGCACCTTCAGCAGACTCTCCTGGTCTTGTGTATAAAACATTTGAGGGAGAAATGAAAAAGACTGTAGCTGACCTAACTCATGTAGGTAGTGCATCATATGTTTGGGCAAAAGCATTAACCGGACAAAGCGCCAAGGTAATTTATGAGGGTGCCTGATAATGGCTGGAAAAAATCCGTTTTTAGGTCTAGGTTTTAAAGGTTTCTCCAGCTCATTTTCTCGTCCTGGATACGGTGGCGGCGGAGGTGATGGTTCCACTATCTTTGATCTTACCGGTGGATCATTACCTGCGGGTATGTTCCAATATACTGGGAACAACGCTCAACCAACTCTTACATGGGGTAGTGAAGGTGCTATATTTACCGGTGATGCTGGAAGTGGACAGTATCCACTAAGACTACCTACAGAGTTTACGGGAGATTATCTGTTTCAACTGTCAACTAGAATTGATGAAGATCCGGGGGCTAGCAACTGGTGTTCTGATGCCAGTATCGCAGTATTTAATACTAGTTACACTTCCGGATCTGGTTGGGGTTGGAAATGGAGTGCTCAAACGGGCAGAATCTCTGCACAAAATAATTGTCCTACACCAAGTATTTACGGTTACAATGCTTCTGCTGCCATGACTGCGCCGGGTGGTGGTTCTGTTTTAATAGCTCCTTATGTTAGTGATGGTAGTTGGGTCACAATGCATTTATATCATGAACCTAGTATAGGTCGCACTCGCTACAAGGTAACTGTTGGTGAAAGGGACTGGGAAGCTGCAGGAACACAATTAGGTACTGCACCTAATGGTGGAATCCTAACAATCGCTAATAGTTTTCAAGGTACTTATTGGGTTGGTATCAGTGGTGACGATGATGCTAATGCAATGGTTGCAAATGGTTTTAGATACATAGCACTATAAATATTATATAAAGAGTAATTTTTTACAATGAAACTCATCACAGAAGAAGTCACTAATGTAAAGATTCTCACTGAAGGCACAGGTGCCAGTAAGAAGTTATACATCGAAGGTGTATTTCTTCAGGGTGAGATAAAGAACCGTAATGGTAGAATGTATCCTCTTTCTACCCTTTCTAAGGAAGTAAATCGTTATTGCGAAACTTTCGTCAATAAGGGTCGTGCTCTTGGTGAACTCGGTCATCCCGATGGTCCTACCGTTAACCTTGATCGCGTATCTCACAAGATTACTTCTCTGGTTCAGGAGGGTAATAATTTCAAAGGGAAGGCACAAATCCTTTCAACCCCTATGGGTAAAATCGCATCTTCGCTTTTAGATGAAGGTGTTATGCTTGGCGTTTCTTCCCGTGGTGTTGGTTCACTCCAAACCACAAGTGAAGGATGTAAGGTTGTTGGTGAAGATTTTCAGTTAGCAACTGCTGCTGATATCGTTGCAGATCCTTCTGCTCCTGATGCTTTTGTTAATGGAATTATGGAAGGTAAAGAGTGGATTTGGGAAGGAGGAATCCTTCGTGAACAACTTGCAGAGCAAACCAAGAAGAGAATTAATACTCTCGTTAATGAAAAAGCACTTGAAGAGCATAAACTCCAGTTATGGAGTAATTTCTTATCAAATCTTTGAGTCTATAAATAAATACATGTAGTTAATACACATTAAATACATATTTCACATGTCCGTTGGTAACAATTTACAAGAAATGGAAAACGTAGTAACCAAAGGAGCTGCTGCCGCTGAACCAATGACTTCTGCTGGTATTCCAGTTGAAGATCTAGGCGGTCCTACTCCCGAAAATTCAAGACCCGATGACGACTCTAACAAGTTGAAGGAGCCTGTGGGCACCCTTAAGCAAGTTAAGGATGTCGTTAACGCTAAGGCTGCTCCTGCTGAAGAAGCAGAAGTTGAGCCTACCGAAGACCAGGAAGTAGTTTCCGAAGCAGAAGCAACCGAAGAAGAGGTTGTTTCAGAAGAGGAAGTAGCAGCTGATGAAGTTGTTGCCGAAGCGGAAGAAACCGAAGAAGAACTCGTCGAAGAAGAAGGCATTGACATCGAAGCAGACGTTCAGGCGCTGTTTGAAGGTGAAGAGCTTTCTGAAGAGTTCCAATCCAAAGCACGCACCATTTTCGAGAGCGCAATTACCTCCAAGGTTGAAACAATCAAGGAGCAACTTATCGAGAGCTATCAAGAAGCACTCGTTGAAGAAGTTGTTGCGATCAAAGAAGAACTTGGTGAGCGTGTAGATTCTTATCTTGAGTACGTTGCTGATGAGTGGTTCCAAGAGAATGCACTCGCAGTTGAATCTGGACTCAAGAGCGAAATCACCGAATCATTCCTTGATGGAATGAAGGGTCTTTTTGAAGAACATTATGTAACCATCCCTGAAGAGAAATATGATGTACTTGAGAGCATGGTAGATAAACTTGATGAAATGGAAGGTAAACTCAACGAGCAGATTGAGCGTAATGTCAGTCTGAATCGTAGATTAGCAGAATCCTCCGCAGATGGCATTCTTGCCGCTGTTTCTGAAGGTCTTGCAGACACTCAGAAGGAAAAACTCGCTTCTCTCGCAGAAAATGTTGGGTTTGAAAGTGAAGCAGACTATCGTGAGAAGCTGACTACCCTGAGAAGTTCTTACTTCCCAGAGTCCGCATCCACTCCAAGCACCTCTGAAAATATTTCAGAAGAGGTTTCTACCAATGAGGTTATCTCTGAAGAGGTTTCCCCAATGATGCGAGCTTATCTGAATACACTTTCTAGAGCTGCTAAAAAGTGATTTCTAAATGATAAACATTCAAACTAACAAACTAAGAGGTTTAATTTCAAATGCAAATGCCTAATACCGAGGCTCTGCAGGAGAAGTGGGCACCCGTTCTCGATTATGAGGGAATGGATCCTATCAAGGATTCCCATCGTAGAGCGGTTACCGCAGTCCTGCTGGAGAACCAAGAACAAACCCTTCGTGAGGAACGTGACTTCCTCTCCGAAGCACCTACCAACGCTGTTGGTAACGGAGGATATACCTCCCAAGGTGGTCAAACCGTTGCTGGTTTTGACCCAGTCCTGATCTCTTTGATCAGACGCGCAATGCCTAACTTGGTCGCATATGACCTTGCTGGCGTTCAACCAATGTCCGGTCCTACTGGACTCATCTTCGCAATGCGTTCGAAGTACACCAGTCAATCTGGAACCGAAGCATTGTTTGGCGAAGCAGATACCGCATTCGCAGGTCAGTCTGCCTCCTTCAACAACACTGGCGGATTCGAGAACGCTGCTGTTGGTATGGGTACTACCGCACAAGCTGGTAGCAATCCTGGTCTTCTCGATCCAACCGTTCCACAAACTGGCGATCCCGGCACCTACAACGTAGGTATGGGTATGCAGACTGGTGACGCTGAGGATCACGGTGACGGCGCCAGCACTATAAAACAAAAGGCCTATTCAAAATTGAATTTCCCTGGAACCGCTACAGCTAACTTACTCAGCTCTCC